CTATTGACAAAATTTTGTTATTAGTATATAATATAATCATAAACATAATAAAAACAATTTCAAAGGAGTTCATATCATGACCCAAAATAATTTTTATCTTTGTAACATTCCTAATTTCCATCATACAGATGTTTTTGAGGACATTTATTTATACATGATTGAAAGTGGTCTATGGTTCTTTGGAAATGATGAACCTATTGAAGCAGTTACAGGAAATATCTACACATATAATGAAACTGAGTACAATTATATTAAAACATTTTGTGAAGCTTATGAGTGGTATCGTTTTAATACTGGTGATTTAGAACTTAATGAAGTGAATGAAATAATTGATATGTATAAAGAGTATAAAGAAAATTAAAAATAGTCATTGACAATCTACCTAAATTATGATACCATATAAGCGTAAAATAAAATTATGAAAGGAACACATTCATGGAGCTAAAGGATAAACAGGAACTTATTTCTATTTTGTCTATTTTTGAGGAACGTCTTAACAAACTTGAAAATCCTCAACCATCTGAAAAAGATGAAGAACCTAAAGAACCATCAGAAGAAGGTAAACAACAAGATACCGAAATTGATGACATTGAAAAATTTTTGGAGGACTAATCTAAATGAACCCAATCGAAGAACATAACACAGTTCCTAATTTTACTACTGAACATTTCCAAGCTAACAAGCTCTCAAAAGAAAATGAGCTTAATGCTTCTATGACTATAAAGCCATCTTCGCCTGATGAACTTGAATTAAAGAATAAGGGGGTAATGAGCTAATGCCATCACAAAAAAGAGCAATCGCCCAAGCCGTGCAAGGTGCACTGTTACAATTCAACTCTGATACTCAAAATTCTTGGAGCTTCGGAGCAAACTGGGATAATACTGGTACATCTTTTGAAACCTTTGTCAATAAGTATCTTTTCCCTAAATTGAATGAAACTCTCATTGTTGAAGTTGTAAACGGTAACCGCTTTGACTGGCTGGCTCAAGAAATTGACTTTATTGGTCAATATAGTGAAGAATATGTTATTCTCGATAGCGTGCCAATCACAATGGACTTGACTAAAAATGCTGAACTTATGTTGAAGCGAAACTATCCACGTTTGGCAAGCAAAATCTATCAGCAAGGAATTCTTAAAAAAGTTAAGTTTACCCTCAACAACAATGATGCTCGCTTGAATTTCTTGACAATCGGTGACGGTATCAAGTATGCCATTTCCGTTTACAAGAAGAAAATTTCAGACATCAACATTGCTGAAGAACAAGAAATGAAAGCTATGTTGCTTGACTATGCTTTGAACCATACAAAAGACCAACGTACTGTAACATCAATGCAAGGTCTTTTCCAAGAAATTTCAAAAGCTATTCTCAATATTCAAAACAACTCAGACAAACACAATGAAGTCCACTCCGCGTCTGGTGGTGCTATTGGTCGCTTTACAACTATTTCATCTTTGAATGACCTACTTATCATTACATCAGATGAAGCTAAAGCCTATTTGCTTGACACGAAACTAGCTAATAGCTTCCATGCTAACGGTATTGACCTTTCTTCTCACATCATTTCCTTTGATGAATTGGGAGGTGTCTACAAGACAAACAAAGATATTAAAGTCACTACCGCTATGCTTCCGCTTCTGCAAGCTATGGGTGACTACCAAATTGAAAAGGATGACATCATCCCAGCTTCTACCATTTTTACGTTTGACATCACATCAATTTTTGATGCAGCCGACTACGCTGAAGTTAAGCCAACAGGCGAATACTTTGCAGCCATCTATGATGTCCGTGGTATCAGATACAAACGTTGCACTAAAGGTATGCTGAAAGAACCATTTTATAATGGTGAATTTGATGAAACAACTCACTGGATTCACTACTATTCAATGAAATCTATCAGTCCGTTTTATAATAAAGTGACTATCAAGTCAGCTTAATAGCTCTCTCCTAAAAGGCTAGGCAAATATGCCTAGTCTATTTTTAAGTAGAAAGGAAAATAAATGCCGATTGAACAATCTTTTACTGAAAAGATAACGGACAAAATCACCAATCACAGAAACCGCTTTTATAATATCCTATTCTCCCGCTACGCTGAGTTGCTACCGCTGGTTATTTCATATGAACACACCGACACCTCAAAAGTCTCAATAGATAAAATCAATCTGGAAATTATGCTACGTCAAGGATATTCTGTAGCAATAGGTGAACTAACAACTGGTGTAATAGGTATCCTCGGCTATATTGATAACAACCGTGAGCAATATCAATATAATACCATCTATTTTAACAACGTTCCTCGCACATCCAAAGACATCAATTTTATCATCTCTGACCTACTCAAAAAACCTGAGTATCGGGAAATAACCCCATATAATAAAAATGGTAACTTTGTAGTGCTCAATAATAAGCCACTTGCTTTTGTCAACGATTTTGAAGTTGTGAACCACTACACTACAGAACTAACTGAAATCGTAGTTTCCCGCTTCTCAATAATCATGCAAGCAAAAATTAACACTTTTCTGCGTGATGAATTTAACTCGGATGATATGGAAAATGTGGCAAGCTCGCTTTATAACGGTCAGCCGTGGATAAAAACAAGCACCAAATTTGATGTAAACGACCACATTGTGAATATTTCTAATGTAGCGTTTGTTTCTGCTTTGTCCGAATTAAAACGAACTTATCAAAATATTCTATCAGAACTTAATTCTATGCTTGGGCTAAACTCTTTAGGAGTTGACAAAGAAAGCGGAGTATCAAAGACCGAAGCTGAAAGTAATCGCTCATTTAAAAAGTCAAACGAAAATATCTATCTTCGTGGACGAAATGAACCGCTTACATTGTTAAATGAAAAGTATGGTACGGATATTCAAGCCGAGTATGTGGATAGCATGGTTTCTGAAATTTCTTCTTTGGAAAAATTGGAGGTACTAGCGAATGTCTAAGACTACCACTACATTATTTTACATCATTCAAAGCGAACTTTTGAACAATGGCTATAATGAGTATCTATCACCCAATCATAATCAAATAACAGTGTTTGATAATGAAAGACGGATAATGTCCAGTATCACGAAATATACCAATCCAGAAATTATCTCAGCTTGTGAAAATACTATTTTCTATGGTCTGGACTTACTGACCAGTAATCGCTTAAGGTTTGAGCGTGATTTTTTAAACACGTTTTTGAACCGTGTTATTAAGTACCAGACTTTTGAGCATTTTCGCTCTGTTTTGGTTGGGTATCTATCCACTAATTTAGAGGTCTTAACCAGTATCTATCAAGCAGAACTGTTTATCCAAGGTAGGACTAACACCAGTACCAATGGAGAAAATACATCCGAAACAACAGGACGGAATAATAATCTGTTTGCTGACTTACCTCAGAATAATACAGGTATAGACCTAAACAGAGACGGCATGGACTATGCAACCAATACAACAATATCTAAGTTAAAATCTGATAGCTCTGGTACTAATCATACTACGACTAACAACCTATCTTATAACATTGATAATCTTGATAAGGTTTATCAGTTTAAAAAGCAGATTTTTAATGAGTTAGATACATTGTTATTTAGTCAAATTTTTTAAAGGAGAAATTAAATGGATAATCAAATTAACCCAAATGAAGTGGATAAGAACCCACAAGACCAGACTTTTCTTTATCCTTGGTCTTACCCGTTTATGGGTTATCCTCTACGGGGTCAGCATGAGCCTTGGTATGACGACAAGAAAGACTATAATACCAATGCACCATCTTACTATGATTATTTAGCAAGTAAGAACTATATCACTCGCCTGACTATTGACCTTTTGAACCGTGTGGCTAGACGGAACTTGACAGTTACGGACACTAACACGGTAGACATGACCAAGACACATGATTGGATTCAGGAGGGTGAGTGTCTTGGAAAATACTCCGACATCATAGACCTAAAAGCGGATGTTAAAATCTCAGCTATGACGGAAAGTGAAGCAATAGGAACTCATGAAACATACATGAAAACCTACACTTTTCCTAATGCCATTAAGGGTAAAGATGATGGACTTTATGCCCGTGATGTGATGAAAGTCTTGTCCGACTTGCGAGACACGGACGATGATTTGAACAATAAAATTGCCCGTGAAATCATTGACCGCACCAATGCTGACAAGGAATTGAACGGTAAAATTGACGCTGAAAAAAATAACCGTGAAAAAGCAGACCGTGATATGCTTGAGCTTATCAATCAGAAATATTCCGACTTGCTCAATCGATTGAATGACTTACAAGCTGAACAAGGTAAATTGACGAACGCTCTTACAAAAATCATCAATAATCTGCGTGATAGCGGTGCATGGTCTGGCGGTCTTGAAGGTAACTTTAACAATGGTCGAAACATTGCGACAGGTAATATCAACTTGTTCTCATCAGTTACGGATGGTGAATACTTTATCCGTACTAACAATCGTCAAACTGAAAATGACTTGGCTGGAGGTGTTTAGAATATGCCTTGGTATGACGCATGGGGTACTTATGCAAAGACTGGCCCCTATAACAATGTGGCGATGGGTGGAAGCCCTAACGCTTCCATTCATGGTCTTGACCTCAATCCAGCAAAAGGTGCTGGACATGGTAGGGGTATTTATTTTGAACAACGTGGAGAAAGCGGAGTATATGTCTTATTAAGCCTGATTGGCTATGCCATATCTGCTTACCTGCAAGCTATCCCTAATCAACACTATGTAAACTTTGGCGGAACGTATGATTGGTATGTGGATATGTGGGTATCAAGAGACGGGGGGAACAACTGGGAAATCATCAAGTCTAATATCCTTGTAGCACGTCACAACTCAGACCAGACACTAGCCTATACAGGAAATTGGGGTTTGTCCAATGTTGAATGGTCTGATATTCTCACTATCACAGGTAACTGGACACATTTCAAAATTGAAATCCGTGGGGATGAACCAGCTCAACGACATCAGAACATATTTACCTACACCCAGATTATCAAGCCGAAACCTCCCGAAATTATTCCGTGGGCTATTCGGCAAGATGGTACTTTTAACAGTCTTATGACCCTCAAGAAAGATTTAAAAATCAGGAAAGACGGTTCATACGTTTCAAAAAAATTGCAAGCTAACAACAAAATCCGCCATGACAATACATGGAAAAATCAAGTAAAAATAGGAAAATAGAGGTAAACATTATGGCTCAAGAATTTACACGCAACATCAAAAATCTGACTACTGCTCAAGTGCATGGAAAGGAAATCAAAGAGTTTACAGATGTAAATGATATTGTTTCCAATGATAAAGACAACTTTATCAAAATGCCTAACGAAAAAATGCACTGTCTAACAGACAATATCAAGCTCATTTACAAAACGGAAAACACCGAACTACTTGATATTGAGCTGGACAATACCAAAAATTCAGCCAAGCTGAAAGTCAATCATGACGACCAGAAAGAGCAACGCTTGACCTCAGTTGATAATTCAATTTATATCGTAAAAGCTGAAAACGGTTTAGGTGGACAAACAAATATTCAGGTAAAACCTAATGACCTACAAGTCTATGTAGATGGTAACGATAACAAGGTTTACATCATCATTGATGAAGTCAATCGAATTATAAACATCTTTGCCTTGAATCCTTTCACTGCCAGCTCTACGTCAGTTGATAAATATTTTACTTTATACTATCATAATTTAGGAAGCACAATTCCCCAAATAGAAGGTGAGAAAAGTTTTGGAACATATGCATCAGTTCAAGATTCACATCTTCTACTCAAGTACAAGGACGGTCAAACTCACTATGATGTTTGGGAGGAACTTGATAACTTATTAGTCCATGTACGATTTGATGTGGTCTTTCAGTAATCAAATATAGGGTAGTTCAGTAACTACCCTTATTTTTCTATTTAAATCGAAAGGAATATTTTCATGAAACTAACTCCATTCACTTTTTATAAAAACACTCCTTTAGTAAATATGCAGAATACTATCCATTTCCAAAGCAAGGAAGAAAGAGACGAATTTTTTAAAACAAAATATACTAATTTAAAATTTAATTCTGTCTTTAATTTTCGTCGTGACCGTGGTATCGTACAAATTGACTACCCAATCGGTCAGATGAACGGTTACAACTATTGCTCTTTTGTTGATGGTTTTGACGGTGTAACCTATTATGCCTACATTGTCTCTATCACCTATGTAAATGATAACTGCACAAGAATTGACCTACTCATTGACCCTATCATGACTTTTACTCAAGGAAATATTCTTGAGACAATCGGCTATGTGGATGTTATCCGCTCACACTTACCAAAAATACAGTACAAGCTGAACCTTGATAAGCTCCGAAATTCTCAGGATATGCCAACCGTTACCACTCTACAAAATACACGGACTATATCCGAAACCTTTGGAAGTAGCTGGGTAATGGTCTATTCATCAGCACAATTAACCGCTGATTTTGGAACAGAAAAAGAGCCGAAGTTAGTCGCTTCTTCTGGTGCTACATTTGATAAAATCTCAAGCCCTGTAGATGTGTACCTAGTAAATCGTACAGACTTTTATAGCTTTTCTTCACGCATGGCACAATATCCTTGGATTGCTCAGAATATCACGAAGTGTATCATCATTCCTAAGAAATTTATCCCAGAAACCATCCTTGATAAAGTCAAGATGAAAGATGGCTTTGATAAGCTCTATCAACTCAAAAATAAAGCACTTTCACCAGCCATTGAAAGTACTATCAAATATTCTTTTGATGAACTCTGTGACTTGTTCCAGCTAGACCGTGAGCAAGAAGCCCATCTATTACGCTCTGGATATTGTGGTCTTGAGCTGACAGATTTTAAATCGCAAACGCTACCAGTTGAAACCTCTAAACTCCACTCTTTCAACCTCAAGTGTAAAAATGTTCTTGGATATTTCAACAACATCAAATACTATATAGATGGATATGGTGCAAGAGGGATAGACGGAGAACGGGCTGGCTTCTACCTCAACTATTCACTGACTTTTGATGAATTTGATGAATTGCCTACTATGATTAACTCTGGCAACCTCTCAAAAGCCTTGACCGCCTACAGTCGTGAGCTTTCAAACTCACGGACTTTCTCAGGTCGGCTTCGTAAAATCCAAGGAAGCGATAATCTTCAAGACCGTGTTTTTAATTCATTGACCGCTTTTTCTGATGTGTTTTCTGGTGGGCTTGCTTCCGCACCCTCAAAGATAGCTGGCTTGTTTAATAATGAGTACGAATACTATCGTGACCAAGACGCTCAACTGAAAGAACTTTCCTTGCAACCTCCAAAAGTTTCTAACCAAACCAACGGAAACTCACTTTTAATCAAAACGGATGAGTGGGGTCTGCACCTCCAAGTATTCACCCTATCCAGCGCTGACCGTAACAGAGTAGCACAATACTATAATATGTTCGGTTATGACATCAATGAGCGCAAGACTTTGACGGGTCTAATTGATAGTCAAGAGCGGTGCAATTGGTTACAATTTAAGGGTGTATGGAACTTGCCTGATATTGATGTAGACTTTCTCAACCAACTGCGCACAATTTTTGAGGGAGGTGTACGCTTATGGCATAATGACGGACGGGCTAACCCTTTCTCAAATGCACTTTACGATAATAGGATGGTAAAATAAAAATGCCTACATACAAACAATATACAACCCAACAGTACCAAGATTTTTTATCCCAACCATTTTCATCAAACTTTGGCTTTTCCGAAAATCAAATTGCTGACTGGTTTATGGCTCAGGGTGGCGCTCGACCGGTAATCAACTCCTACGGTGTCACAAAAGCCAATCTCCTTTCTACTTATATACCAAAGCTAAAAGAAAAGTTAGGGGGCTATGCTTTCTTCCTATTTTATACTGTGACAGAAAGTGGAGGAGCTGGGAACTGGATAAATCACTATGGGTCTGATACATCCTCTACAGGTCTAGGATGTTTAATAGATGATTGTGATTATTTATTATCTGTCTCTAAGCAAAACCTACCCGTAGCACTCTCTGCGCCCGAAGTTTTTCAGCCCGCTCAAGAGGACAATACCGGTGCTTGTCAAGCCTTCTACAATTCACTTGGAAGCACCACGATTGGAAAGGTTTTCATGCCCTCTACTATGGCGGGTAATGCTTGGGTCTGGGCTACAAACTGGTGTACGGCTAATCAAGGCGGAGTTCCTTATGTTTACTTTGGAAACCCTTACGACCAAATTATCAACACTATCAAAAATTCAGGAGCTGACCCTTTTAAAAAGGGTTCTCAAACTCCTGACTTGTCTGGTAAGTCAACAGGCGGAAAGGCAATCCGTGATGTGGCTAAGGGTCAGCAAAATAACGCACTAGCAGAAGCACTCAATAAATTAAAAAAGGGGGTTGAAGATATTTTTACACATAACGTATATGACCTTAACCACGGTCAAAGCTATTCTAACCGTGTTATCACAGTCACCAGAATGTATGACAATGTCCTGAAAGTCTCATTAAATGATGATGTTTTAACTGGGCTTTTCTCCACAATCCAAGGAAGCTTGACAGGAACGACTAAAAAAATTGACTGGTCTGGGGGGGCTATCGCAAAAGCCCAGCAAAAAACACCTAAACCAAACGCTGGTCAAAAAACGGATGTACCTAGCAAGGTGAACGCTGTACGCTCTTTACAAGGACAGACTATCGGTGATGGTCAGTGCTACGCTCTTGTGTCTTGGTATGTCAACTCTATCAGTCCAGGCTATCACATCAGCTACTCCCTTGGTCAAATTCCACAATCCTTTATTAAGGGTGACATTCTGAGGGCTGCTAATATCGGTAGCGGGTATGACTGGGCTTCTATCGGATGGACGGTGAAAGATCCTAGCAAGGCAAATTTAAAAGTCGGTGATATTTACAATGTGGCTGCAAATGTTCAGGGGGTTTGGTACACATCTTGGGCGGGTCATACTGGAGTTGTGACTGGATATGATGGTACGACTGTAGAAGTAACCGACCAGAACTGGAATTCTGCGCCTGTATCTGTAAGGACTTACAATGTTGACCAATTTCTGTATGGGTTGACAAGTTTAATTAGTCCACCTTAAAAAATAGAAGAAAGGAAGAAAAGAAGACAAGAAAAAAGAGGGAACTAAACCTCTTTTCTTTATGCTATTTAGAATAGGCTTGAGCGATATTATCAAAGTCCTTGTCATGTACAGAAATTTCATCAAAGCCAATTTTTTTCAATGTTGCGACTGTTCCAATGTCAGCGATTGGGATTTTACGACCATCAACGATAGCGATATAGCCTTGTTTTCCAGAATGTGAGCGCATACAGATTTTCATAGTGTTTTTCTCCTTTTCATCTTTTGAGTTTGTTTGGTTTGTTAGTGTATATAGAGGGCTAGGGGTAGTCTCAAAATCATCATCAAGTAAGACGATAGATTTGTCAAGACCTCCCGTAATTGCAGTAGAGGTAAATTGCCACCAGCGAACGTCATCCATTGTTGGGAAATAGTCCCAAATACCGTCAGGTGTTGGACGGACTGCATAGTCAGCATAAGCCCCAATCCAAAGGGAGTTTGGGTACTTGGCTGTAACTTGTGTGATGTCAACATTTTGAAGCGTGTATGGTTTATAGCTATAGTAAATAGGTTGATAGCCATGAAGCGCAATGATGTCCATAAAATGAAGAATAGCGGATGTGTTCGCTTGCACATCACTAGAAGCGTCTTCCTCATAGTCTAGGACTAAGTAAGGAACTTCCTTACTAGGGAGGTTGTTCAGGAAGTAGATGGCTTCCATTTCAGCTTGATTAATGTCACCTCCAAAACGGGCAAAGTGATAGTAGCCAATAGGGTTTGAGGTGTCTGCTTGATATTGAACATAATTGTTTAAAAAGTATGTGGATTCTGTAACCTTGATGATTGTTTTATCTGTTCCACTTGCTTCAATGTAGGGTGTGAGGTCTGGACTTTGCCAACCTGATACATCAATAAAGTAGTCATTTTTTTTCATTGTCTGTAGGTTCTCCTAACATTTTAGTGTATTTTTCAATCTCACTCATGACCCTAGATTTTATAAACTCTGGTACATAGACACCCATCACCCCTAGATTTTCTACAATAGAGGTGATGTAAGTTAGAATGACTAACATTAGTAAGGCATTGGAAATAAAGATGGATTGAAAATAGTTTCCAAAGAAGACAACGGCAAAATAGAAAATAAAGGTAAACGTATGTTTAATCACTCCTTTTGTTCCAATGTCGCTGGATGTAACGTTCCACTTTACTGATTTAAGGTAACCAGTAAAGAAATCAATGAGAATGAGAAACAGGAAGATGATTAAAAGTTCATTCTTCACCGTTTGGGTGATAGCAGTAAATAGCATAGCTATTCTCCTTTCTTTTTATAATTTAATTATATGATAATGTGTTCTACAAGTCAACTCCCATTTTTTCTAATTCATCAAGGTAATAAGATTGAGTTTGGATGTAGTATTTTAGAGCATATATGCCTTGCTCTTTCTCAGGGATAAAATCACGGGTTGAGATTGTTCCGAAATTGGTTTCAATGTATAGTAATTTGGAAGTGCTTTCTTCTTGTTGAGACTGTAGCTCTTTCTTGGCTTCTGCTATAATCTCTTGCTTGTACTTTTCAATTTCTGGGTCATATTGGATAGGGTAGGGTAGACCTTCATCCAATGTAATCCATGTGTCATATAGGGAAATAGTGTTCCATTCGTTCCGAATAGCACGAATTGACTTAATCTTCGTACCAGATGAAAATTGGGATTTGATAAATGTCTTAAAATCCATGTTGAAATTAAAGCTATCTTTCCGCACCCCTCCACACTTTACTTTGATTTTATTGTTAGCAAAATAACAGTATTTTTTGTGGTTCAACATATAAAATTGTTCGATATGTTCGTTTTCTATATCCCATCTACCAAGGTTATATGGATGAAATATTTCCTGTGGTAGATATTTCTTGGCTTCCATTGATAGGTACAAGCTATCTGTATCACAATACCAGAAATATTCATCTATCTTTTCTATTGGGAGGTAGGAAAGTGGGGATAGAAGATTATAGAAAGCATAAGCCGTCACGGTTGCTGAAAAGATGATGTTCCGCTCTGAGTTTTCAAAACAGTTTTCAATATTGTAAAGGTTGCCTTTTTCATCCCGTCTAAATAGGTCAAAATTTGCACGCAAGGCTGGAATACCATAGATACCATTTAGCAATACCTTTGAGCCAGCGACCTCAGTATCAGAAAAAACATAGGGATTTTTATTTTCTGTGACCGATATATTGATGGGGCTTTGATAGTCTATCTCATACTGGTTTTTCCCTTGGGTCTTGATGAAGTAGTTATGAGATATGATGTCTTTTGCCCCAAAATCCAAACACTCATAGGTTACAAAGGATGTGATTGAGAGCGTATCAATTGGTTCAGGTAGAAACTTGTTTAGTAGGTCAATAAAGACTGATGATATATAGACATCTCCATTTTTCATAGGATAATATTTTACTATCATTTTACGAATGATGTTTGAGGGGATAGTAGATATGATTTTATTCAGGTATTCATAACGGATTGTAAAAAAGGTGATAAAATCTTCGTGATGTTGTATCAATGCTTGGGTAGGTTCTTCAAAGTCTCCATAATATCTTAAAATGGTAGGCATTTTGTGGAAGTACATCACAAAAGGATAAGACGAATTGATGTCTATAGAAAAACCGTTCTCAAGGATGGTTGATATGTATTGGTCGTTATAAAGATTAAGTCCACCACGATAGAAATTATTCAGATAGTTGAAAAAGTTGAGATTATGGAAATGATAATCAGTATTCTTGAGGATATGCTTACGGACTTTCTTCAAGAGCTGGAATTGAGCCAGTGGATTGTTCTCAATATACATCTTTTTGATGTTTGATGTAAAAGTCATTTCATCATAATCAAAACCAAAAAATAGGGTTGAGTAGTGCTTCACACATAAAGCAAGTATAATGACATCATTGCGTATATAAATTAGCTCACTTTCTGAAAGCTGATTAAAGACCATAGAAACATAGTCAGAAAGTAGGTCTGGTGACAAGTCTTCTTCTAAATCATACTTAGTATAATCAAATGATGTCTTTAGGTATTCTTCAGTGATAAAATCATGGTCTTTCAGCTTTTTACCGATTGTGGCTATACTTGCATTAGTTTTAACATAGTTATCAATCGTGTAAAAATGGTAGTTGTTTAAGAATAACTCCAGCTCCAGATTGTTAGAAGATTTTACACGCTTTTCTAAAATGATACCGTCTTCTTTTTCTTGCCAAGTCAAGACAGACTTAGAAGATGTATTATCATTTTGAATGGCATTTCTTAGATAAGCGTTTTCAATCTTTAGTAATGGATAGGCTCTTGCTACCTCGCTAGTTAAAAAGTGATGGTCATACTTGTTACCGTTGTGAAAATTAAGGATGTAATCAGGCTTCTTTTTTCCATGCTTAAAAATAAACTCAAAGAAGTCTTTGAATGTATTAAAGATAGCATAGTCTGGCATTTCATCAAATGGAGTTGAAAAGAAAGCAACAGCGACGGAATAAGTGACAGAGTGGTACATAGATGGTTTAATTTTGCCTGCTTTTTTATTGATAGTCAACGTTTCAATATCCATAAACAAATGGACTTTTTTCGATTTAACAGACTTTAAAAATATAGCAAAATTAGTATTATCCATGATATTCTATTCGTACCTTTCTGCTAATTTTTGTATGTATTTTTCCATGCTATTCTTTTTATATACCTCCTCGCTATTGTTGCGGGTAGGAGAAGAAGTTGGAAGGCATTTAAAAAGATTGATAGTTAAAAGATGGTCATTGTTTTTGATAAATGTTTTAGAAAAGCTATCTTTAAAGAGAAATAGTCCTTTTTCATAGTATTTTACAAAATCGGGTTTGTAATACTTTTGGGTTAAGTATTCCTTTTTGTCTGTTTCGTCTTTGAGATTGATACAGTATTCCTCTGTACCTGAGAGCTTTTCAATAGATAAAACATAGGTATTATCTTTATTGATACAATACAAACACCGCCCGTCACCAATATCAATCTTAACAGATAGAGCATTGACCTCTATTTTGTTGTACTCAGCTTCCGATATTAGTTGGTGAGGTGAAAAGTTGAATTGACCAGTAACATTGCTATCTTCTTCATCTGAAAAAGCTCTGAGGTTTTTCATAGCGTTTACATTATCATTGCGCCTAAGTTCCAAAAGTTTGTTTTGATACTGTTGAATGGTATTTATAGGCTGATTTTCCAAAGCATTGTAGAGCTTAAGAGCTGGAAAAATTGGACTATCAAAGTTTACAGGGTTTCCTAAAAGGATAATTTTTGGAAACTTGATATAAGGGCGATTGGCTATACGGTCAATAGAGCGGTAGATTAGTTGGAGTTTTTCAAACTCATTTGGTATGTAGTCGCTTTCAAGGGCTGTAAATTCATCATAGATAATGATAGGAAAGTGCTTGAGGACTTGAGATGAGAATTTTAAGTCAGAAGCATTGTTCAGGTCGGTTATGATTGCAATTTCCTTGTCTCCTAGACCTACTAGGATATAGTCGTCAGTGTTCCTATACCAAATTTGGTTGATGTCACCCCACTTGATTGTTATAAAAATTTCCTCTATGAGTTCTTTTATTCGTGATTGTAGGGTATAGTGTCTAACTACAAAGCACGGTTTAATATCCAGTACAACGGCTAGATAAAGGAGTGCTGAGGGATAGTTGAAACTTTTACCATCACCACGATTTGTGATAGAGATATAAAAGTCTATATCAGGATTGCATAGATGGTCAAGTAGTTCAAGTTGATTATACTCAGGTGGAAGATATTTCTTTTTATACTTTTTTAAAGTAGCTAGATATTTTTTTTCTTCTTTATCCATGTAATATAATGTCCTCATAATAAACTTTATTGATTTTATATGGTTTAGATTTTTTGATGTTGCGCATTTTCATATTAAATTGAATGATATTGCGCATGAGCTTTCTGATAGATTTTGCGTCTTTAAAGATGTATTCAGTGAAGCTAGCTTTGTTACTGTCTTTAAGACCCTCAATGTAGACTGAAATATGAGTGTAAACGTAGCTATCTTCTGAGGTCTGCTCAATCATATTTAGAGTATGTTCAAACTCAGTAAGAGTTGAAAGGTGCTTACCGTTTACAAGAGATTTAATATCTACATAAGAAGCTGGAACTGTGATATGAAGCGGGTCAGATACATATTTATTGAATGGTTTATTCAAATTTCTAATAGCAGTGTTGAGCATATCAAGGTCTGTATAATGGGTTTTTTCAATAATGATTGATTGCCCACGATTATAGATGTATGATTGCCTATCCCTTGCTAATTCTAAGGTCTGCTGACCTTTTCTCTGTAAACGCTCGGACTCTGAGCGCCTTTTGCGGTCAATCTCAGAGCCTAGCGGATTTATAATTTTAACCATATTTAATCATCTTGTTAGTCTTCAGCAAATGGATTTCGTTCCTTAGCAAATTCAATGTCTTCTAGTTCATCTACTAAGATGGCTTTCAATCGTGCAAAGTCATTGCCTTCTTCATTTTCAACCAAAATAATGTTTAGCTTAACTGGTTTGTTAGCCAAGAAGTTATCCACAACGTGTTCATTATCAAGGTCTGTATCAAGGACAAGGATAATTTCTCCTTTTTTGTTGTAAACGTTAACTTTCTTAGCACATTTCACGACGATAAAATCTGTTTTATCTTCTTTAGATGTGTAGACTGTCAAGCCTTTTTCTTCGATAAGGTCACGATATTTCTGTTCAAATGTGATGTAAGCTGTTTTTGTGTTTACTTTTGACATGAATTTCTTGGTAGGGTTTTTCTTGTTAGTAGTTGAAAAAGTTCCGTCAATGTTTAATGAGTTAAATGTGTTTGCCATAGTAGTAATTTCCTTTTCTAATTATTTTTTAATTTTTTCAATGTGGTTGCATAGATTTAGCATATTAGTTACAGATAATGAGTAGAAGCTCTCAGGCTGATTCATTATCATTCGGATACGTGAGCGTGAAAGCTCTGTATAGTTATCACAAAAAATAGCAATAGATGGTAAAGAACGAAGATAATCAACTACAATTTTTTGATGTTTTTCAAGTTGTTTCTTCAAGTCTTCAATTGGTTTTTCTTTGAAAACCGTCATATATTTCACCTCCTTTCAAGTATGGACTAGACGATTAGAGAGAAGAAGCTCCTTTCTTTATTATGTTTTTGTAATATTATTATATAACTTTATTTTGAACTTGTCAATCGTTTTTAATAAAATAATTCAACTTTTTTTGTTTTGTACCCTTTGAAGTAACATACTAGGGTTTTGCTTTCTGGTTTAACTTTAATGTAGCGGTAGTAGGTGAGGTCAAGATATGAAATGATTGTAATTAGGTTTTCCATTTCATTTTCTAGAAAGCTGATAAAATCTTTTTTAGACTTGCGAATGTCTACGATTGGTCTTGAGGTGTTATCTCCCAAGTTGTGATAGTTAGAAGTAGGATTGTGATTAGAAAGACGGATAATACAATCATCAAGTTCTTTATATACACTATCAAGATGTGTAGAGTAAGAATATTCACTATCAGCTAGATAATTTTCAAGCTCTTTCATTTCTATAGCATATTTCTTTTTTTGATTAGATGATAGGTTGTAATGTCTTTTTCTGTATGCGTTATAAGTCATGATGTTATCTCCTTTGAAATTGTTTTTATTATGTTTATGATTATATTATATACTAATAACAAAATTTTGTCAATAGGAAAGTGAAAAATAATTGAGATTTTTTAGAGATATTATTAGAGGGATAAAAAGGTATATTATTATAGTTCTGACTGGAAGCCTGACTGGATTTTTGGAGGGGGGGATGGTTGGAAAAAATGTCA